ACCGGGCGCCGGCCGCAGCCTCCCGCGCCAGCGTATGAGCAGGTCATCCACGGCCGGCCCTGGCGCCTGCTGAGCGAGGACGAGCTGATCTATCTGCCGCGCAACCGTCGCCCCCACAAGGCGTACGGCTACAGCCCGGTCGAGCAGATCATTGTAACCGTCAACATCGGGCTGCGCCGGCAGATCATGCAGCTGCAGCACTTTACTGAAGGCAATGTGCCCGCCGGACTGCTCAGCGCGCCGGACGGCTGGAATGCCGAGCAGATACGGCAGTTCCAGGAATGGTTCGACTCGATCCTCGCAGGCAACACTGGCAGCCGCACGCGGTTGCTGTGGGGGCCAAGCGGTGCCAAATACCAGCCTTTCAAGGAGGCGCCTTACAAGGACGATTTTGACGAATGGCTGGCGCGGATCGTCTGCTATGCGTTCTCGTTGCCGCCGACCGCATTCACCCCTCAAGTCAATCGGGCAACCGCGCAAACATCGCAGCAAGCCGCGCTCGAAGAAGGGCTTGCGCCGCTGATGGGCTGGGTCAAGCGGCTCGTCGACAGCGTGATCCAAAATCGAATGGGACATGCCGACCTCGAGTTTGTCTGGTCGGACGTACGGCCGACGGATCCGAAGGACCAGTCGGCAATCCTCAGCGGCTATGTAAGGGACGGCATCTACACCCTGAACGAGGCGCGCGACATCCTCGGGCTGGACCCGATAGAGGGCGGTGACGAGCCGATGTTCCTGACTGCTCAGGGACCGGTGCCGCTGCGCGACGCCGTTGCGCCGAAAACCGAGCTCAGTGTGACGACTGCGAAAGTCCGGTAGCCGGAGCGATTATTGCGCCGGGATGAGGAAAATGGCTGAAAAAAGAATTCGCCGCGTCCGCCGCTTGAGCGATCAGGTCCGCGAAACGATCGCTCTGGCGCGCCACGCCGGATACAGCATTACAGCGGTCGCACGGATTATGAATCTGCCGGTCTCTACAGTAGCCAATGCGCTTCGCACCAAGGTCGCCTCGCCCGCGCCGGAGAATGTCGGACAGGACTATCAGCACCGTGTCTTGTGCTGACCTCATCCTGGAGGAAATCCAGTAGCCTCCGGTGAGCGTCCTGCTACCTGACATCGTCATCTATGGCTCTGCCGACATGCCCGACACCGAGGTGCTGCCATAAGTAGGGTAGCCGACTTCAATTGGCGAATCGAGGGTACCATCACGTGAACTGAAATTGCCCTCTCGGCGGGACGGCTAAGAGCTTATTTCCGAGTGACACCTACTATTGAGGAGTCTGACATGGCATCACAAATTACGACACTGACCCTCGTTGAGGGTGGTGTGCCGGTGCACGTAACCGTCGGCGACCAGAACGGCAACCCGATTCCGCCCGCCAATATCGAATGGGCAACAGCCTCGGAGCTCACCATAACCGCCGACGCCACCGGGTTTAACATCGCGGCCGTTCCCCGCAGCTCGCCGACTTCGTTCACCCTCACCGCGACGGATACGGCGCAGACTCCCAATGTTGCCGGAGTGCTCACGATCGACGTCACCCTACCGCCAATCACTTCGCTGACATTCACCTCGCCCTGACGGCAGTGCTCCGCACACTGGTGGACGTGAAGCCACGAATTCGACAGGGTTCTCACCGATGCGAAGAGTCGATTTTGTTCATTACGCAGTAGTTTCGTTGTTGACCATGAGCGGCTGCACGCAAGTCGGCAAACTTGCGTCGACTGATCTGATCAACGCTGCGCAGGTAGCGGCCCACAATGGCGACGCGCAGGAGGCGGCATGCCGAGTCACGCCGAGGTCGGCGACAGCTCGAACGTGTCCCACGTTTTCTGGAACAGTCCGCCATTGATCGCGAACGGGTTGTGGTAGAACTGCCTGCGGCCATCAGGTCGCGCCGCTAGCAGCAGCCGTCCATGCCCTTGCCGGCCTTGACCAAGCCGTCGATGTAGGCGATCGGATCGGACGTCTTCTGAGCGCCCTGCTGCCGGCGAGTATCAGGTGACGGCATCCGGCGTGTCGAACACGTCTGGCCGACTGCTGCGCTTCGACCGCTCCGCCGACCGCGGTCGGCGGAGCCGTGATCCATCAGCGCCGCCGGGAGGCTCGTTTGCGGCTACCGCCGGTACCGGCACCCCGCTCAGCCTGCCCATGCTGCTGGCAGTGCGGATTGGCTTAGCTTCGTCCACTTCCTCTACGACCGCTGGGTGTGGGAGCTCACCGATCCGCAGGTGCGGACGACGATTGGCAGAGACCTAACGAGGACAACATGAAGCTACGCCTTTTCCTTATCGCGGCGCTCGCTCTTATGCCATTCGCGGCGTGGGCCATAAGCGAGTCGCTAACAGTCACGGTGGTACCTCCAGCACCACCCCCTGTCTCCTGCCAAACTTCGACACCGCCTGCCGCGGCACAGGCCGTAGGCTTCACAACGCTTGCCTCGGGCCGTGCGTCAACATAAACCCCGGCGGAAATTGGCAAAATTTCAAACTGGGCAAGTGTCCTCCATTGTATGCCTGCGATCCAACACTCCAGGCAATAACCAACCCCGATGGCTCCGTGACAGTAACGGCCAACATCAACGTCGAAGCGGCACTTGAGACCACGCAGGCCTTTGGGGCGGCATGTACGTGCAGATCACAATGTCAGTAGCAGGCCCCACACCTGTGCCGTTTTGGTACCCTGGTGGAAATCCCAATCAGCAGTGGCCCGCGTTCTGGGGCTTTGGCAGCGACGGTACGATAAATGCTTTTGGCGACTGGAACCTACCAAGTCCGGGGATAGAGACGGATGTCATAGAGGAGGATACAGATTCCAGTTATTTCTATGCCTCCACTGTCCATCATTGGCCGGACAACGTTAACAACAGCCAGACATTCGGTGTCCCCGGTGGGATTGGTGCAACAAACACATTTGGGATGCTGTGGGTTCCCGCCACCCCATCATCGCAGGGCTACGTGCAATGGTATACTAACGGCCAGGCGGAGGGTAGTCAAATTACCTGGAACTATGGTGACACCTCAGCATACGGGCTTCTAGACCAGGAATATCTCCAATTTTACTTAGTCACTGCCCTACTAAACCCTATGACGGTTTATAGTGTCGAGGCGTGGCAGGGTCCAAGCGGACGTGTGTTAAACCCATGACCTGGATACGTAGCCCAGCCTGGGACGGCTTCTGGATACTGAGCGCTCCGGTCCTAGGCGTGATGATCGCGTTGTGGCCATGGCCCCTCGGTCTTCTGCTGGCGCTCAACTTCGCGCACGCCATATCACCGATCGGTTGGGCATGTCTGCCTTGGCCTCGTGTCAGCTAACCACTGACTTGCGGCGATCGGCCTGCGTCCTGGTGGTCGGGCTGCTCCCTGACGAGACCACGTGCCTGACGGCCTTGCATAAGCTGCATCGTGCGGACGAGCGGTATGCGTGCGCTCAGAACCATCCCACGTCACCACCACGACAGCAATGACACGCGGTTTTGTCGGCATTCCCGGCCTGCGTTTCACACTACACCAATAACCACACCGCCGCCGACAGGCGGTCAGACGTGAGAGTGTCCCATGTTGATCCAAACCCCAGGAGAACTCGGCGATGACGACCAAGCTGCTCGCGCCTGCTCCGTATACGCAGTTTAAAACATCGGGCGCTCTCTACACAGCCGATCGGAACGGGGTCATCGCCGCGGCTGCGAGCGGCGACGTCATCGATCTCATCCGCGGCGGTTGCACCTTCCTGCCTGCTTACAACAACGTTGGCGCGACCACCGATTCGAATATGTCCAATGACGTTACGCAGATTATTCCGTCGGTTCGCGTTGGTTCAATATCACCGCCCGTCGCGTCTGAATTTAACATTGCGGCCATTTCCCGCAGCACGCCGACTTCGTTTACGCTTACCCCGACGGATACGGCGCAGACTCCCAATGCTAGCGGAGCGCTCACGATCAATATCAACCTGCCGCCGATTACCTCGCTGACCTTCACCTCGCCCTGACTGCAGTGGTCCGGCGGCGCCTGTTCGGCGGCCCCCTCTGGGCAGACGACCTTTGATATTTACGCAGTCAACTCGTTAACGCTCGTCACGTCGCGTCTACTGACCTCATCAGATGATGGGATCCACCCTGTCTGCGTAACGGCAAACTGAATTCCTGCGAAAGGCCCCCGCGATGCGTATCCCGTTCATCATAGCTGTCGCCATCACGTTGGCATCGTTACCGACATGGGGCCAGGTAAGCGCCCCTGTCTCGGTTATGGTTACTCCGACCACGGCAAATGGCTGCCTGTCGGACTCGATATGCCCGCCGGGCAATTGGGCGATAGCGTCGATTGGTCAAAATGGAACCGACGGGCCGTTTGTGAACCCGAGATGAGTGGCGCAAACGATAACGTCGAACTTATTACCGTGTCCGGTGGTGTCGTAAATATTCATGGCACTTGGGATAACAGCATTTGTAGCAATCAAGTCCCGTTCCCTAGCCAAGCATTGGATACACTGCGGCCCTACGGACCGGGGTATTTTGAGGCCCGCATGCAGGAACCCCCCGCAGGAAGCGGGACTCACGGCGCATTTTGGACACTTGGTGGTAATGGCGATTGTGTAGACCAAATGCCGGTGGGCTTTGAAGGCGATATCGATGAATTTTTCAACGGCGCTGGCACGGGGGCGTGGCACATACATTGGGGCGGCTATGGGTCTTGTCATCAGGCGATAGGAGCCGCCCTGAATGAGCCCCCAACCGGATTTCATATATACGGCATGCTCTACGATGCGGTTAATGGTGCGAGTTTCTTTATGGACGGCGCGCCAGTCCCAAACGGCCATGTAAACGAGGGTTGCTCAGCAAGCACGCCCTGTACGGTCCCGCTGATAATGGAAGTCGGTGAAACTGGGGGGAGTGCGAACACCCCGCCGTTTCAGGTTGATTGGGTCAGGCATTACGTCGCGCATTAGACTGCAGCAGGCGCAGGTGAATCGTGCATGCCTCTTCCCCCACGTCAGGACCCTTATGTCGCGGTAGAGATCGACGTCGGCTGGTAGCTGATGGCCAATGTTTTCAAATACGGCGCTGCCGGCGCCAACACGCAATATGCACAAGGCACCGCGATCCTCGGTGGTATTCATGGCGGGATCGGCTCACCCGTCTTCGCCGCTGCGATCGAGTCAGGGGTGATCGTCATAGGAGTGACGGGTTCATCCTACACGACCGGTGCCGTCAATGACGTGGTTGCGATCTGGTTCGAAATCAACGCGATGAACTGACGGGGTAATCGGCAGATGTTGGGTAAGACAGCATTCCAATGGCCGCTCCAGCCTAGCACCATCATCGGTTTGGGCGTACTCGCCGGGTCGCTTTGCTATGTCGTGACGCGGGACCCCGTCTGGGCAGCATTTACAGCCGCAGCGGTCAAGGTCCTCGTCCCGGACAATTCGACATCGGCGAGCCGGGCGCTCGAGGCGATCACAATGCTGACCGAGGCGATCGACAAGCCTCTTGACCCCTCAGTGCACGCAGAGCCGATCGCCTCGAGCGATACCCGACCGCCTATGCGGGCGGTTAGCCGGGAGGCAGCAGAATGACGAGCCCCCGGAGGCATGGATACGGCTCATTGACGGGACATTGATCATGCGACTGTATGGCGCAATTCAAAAGGTGGAGTCTCAGGACGACGGAACCGTGCGAGTGCACGGGATCGCGACGTCCGAGGCGGTGGACGACCAAGGAGAGGTCGTGCAGGCCGATGCCATGCGCGCGGCGATCCCGGATTACATGCACTTCCCGGCACTGCGCGAGATGCATCAGCTCTCGGCGGCTGGAACTACCCTCGAGGCCGAAGTCGGTGATGACGGCGTGACCCGAATTGTCGCCCATGTTGTCGATCCCATTGCAGTGGCCAAGGTCAGGAACCAGGTCTATCGGGGCTTTTCTATCGGCGGCCGGGTGACGAAGCGTGCGCCGGGCGACCCAAAGACCATCACCGGCCTCGTCCTGAATGAGATCTCGTTGGTCGACCGTCCGGCAAACCCCGAGGCGGTCTTTGACTGTTGGAAAGCCGCCGAGGGCGTCGATGGGCGAAGTCCGCCGGCCGCGCTTGCGGGAGAGCCTTTCAACCCGCCAATTCAGATCTGGGCTTGCGGCATGGCCGATCACAGTCATCGCGCCAAGAATGACGCCGTCAGGTGCCTCCAGAAACGAGCGCTCACGCCGGCGAATTCCGGCGCCCGCCAGCAGGACGAAGTGAACCTCGACGATACCTGCGGAGCGGAGGCGACAATTGATGCGGCAAGAAAGGCGATCGAGACGGCCGAAGGAGCGCTCGCCAAAGCGGATGGCCGAGAGGCGAGCGAAATCTCGAGCAATGTTCCCCGGCCTGATGACGCGGTAACTTACGCCGATCCCGGATATCAACCGGACGGCAAGCGACGTTATCCGATTGACAGCGAACGGTATATCAGGGCGGCCTGGAGCTATATAAACAAGCCCGAGAATGCAGCGCGATACACCGCCGATCAGCTGAAGCGGATCAGGGACAAGATCGTCGCCGCCTGGAAAGCGACGATCGATGCCGATGGGCCGCCCTCGGCCGAAGATGAGGAAAAAACATCCGGCGCCGTCCTGACCAAGGCGCTTTGGGACGTCGGCCGTATCGCGCAGATCGTTCTGGAGCTCGACTGGCTCCACGATGCGCTCGAAATCGAGGCATTGATGGAAGGCGACGACTCGCCGCAGCCCGCTCGGTTACAGGCGATTATTGCCGAGTTGTGCAGCTTTCTCTCCGCGCTGGTAGCTGAAGAAACCGATGAACTTCTCGAAAATCTGCAATCGGCGGCAAGATCTTCTGGCTTGGACGCAACCAAACTGCTCGCCGGCACCTCCTCGTTCGGCACGGCAGGCATCGCCGCGCTCCTCAAGACGGGAAACCCGAAAATGCAGCAGCTTGCAACCCGCCTTCTCGCCAAGGCCAAGCACTCGGCCGCTGACCAAGCGCTGGCAGACATGGCCCTCTACGCTTGCGACAAATGCATGGAGATTGACGGCCCGCCGGCGGAGGCGAAGGCGCACGTCAGCAGAGCCCGCGGTCATCTGCTGCAGGCGGGGGCCGCTCCCTCAGTAGCGTTGGTGGGTGATGCACTCAACGATTTGAGCGAGGTGGCACCGCAGGTGAAGCCGCCGACATCCGATTTTCGCCCCGGCGACAACGCCACCGTAGATACTTCGATTGGGAAGGCGGGGGCAGATTATCGCCTCGCGCACCAGAATCTAGTGGATATCGCCCATGAATGCATCAGGAAACTCACCGACGCGAAGACGTGCTCTCAGCAACCGCAGACTGTTGGTGTAGTACCCACCGGTGAAGGCGGCGGCGAGACTGTAAAGGTAATCAAGGCGGGTGCGCGCCACTCCATGGAGACGCTGGGACATCTATGCGCGGCCCACGACCATCTGTTGGCCGCCGGCGCTGTCTGCGCAGGTCAGCCTGCAGTCGGCGAGGAAGAACGGCAGGGCACCGAATTCGAGCCTGGCAAGGCCACGCAGGCAGGCGAGCTTGCCAAGGTGCTGGCGGATGAACGCGCCGAAAAGGCCGCACTGGTCAAAACGCTAGGCGAGATGGTGCCGCTGCTCGACCGCCTGTCGAAGCGGGTCGATGACATTGCTCGCACGCCGCTTCCGCCGCTGACCATTGCCCGGGGCAGCGTCGCAGTATCGAAGCAGCAAGACGGCCGGAGCATTGGAAGCCCCGGTGATACTCAGCTCTCGCCGGAAGCCATAGCCGCCGCCCTCGCCAAAATGAGCAAGGAAGAACAGACACTGACCCTGATCAAGGCGAGCTATGCCAACCCGATACGGGTGCTCGGCCTCGCCCCTGCCGAACAAGCCGGGTAATACTGAGACAATCGTTACCCCTTCGGCCTCTCGGGGGACGCCTCTGGTTCGCCGAGAGACCACCGCCAGCCCGGCCTATGCCGGGCTTTTTATTGCCCCCCTTCCGGGAGGACCATCAGATGAACCCTATTACCCAGGAATCTATGGAGCTGCTGAAAGGAGCTCTGGCGAAGCCGAACGACACGCTTGCCAAATCGATATCAACGGCAACGGGTCTGGTTGCGTACGACCTTCAAGCACCGGCCAAGAACCTTTATCCCTTTGTGACGCCGATCCGCAACGTCATGCCGCGCGTTGG